TTTTTACACCCTCTTCTGAGCGCATCGTATAAATCCATGTTTTAATTGCAGCCTTATTCCCCTCATAAGCAGTACCATCATAAGGATAAACCAGTACATTGAATACTACCGTCTTTAAAGCATCTAGCGCAGAGCTAATTGTATCGGCAGTATGTTCCGTACCAAGATTATATAGGATTACTGTCTTTGCTCCTTTTAATACTTCCTTGACAAGCAGCTTGTCCTCAGCCGGCATATCAGCCGGATATTTTGATTGATCTAATGCAGAGATAACATACATTTCACCTGCTGCACCTTTACTGATTTCCTGTAGCAATACCACAATTCCTCTATCACCGGGAGTAATAGAGAGAGGCGCGTTTGTACGGAAATTTAAATACGCACCAGGTA